CAATCCTGTTGGTCCACCTGGTACTAATGAAGTTCCGTCAGTTTTAATGAAATAATCTTTCATATCTTTGAAGAAACCTTGAGTTATTTGGTTGATAGCCTCATCAAACAATCTCAATCCAATCTCTCCAGTCCACATTACAACATTTCTTTGATCGTAAGCAACTCTTCCGAAGAATATATCCTGTAAGAAGTCTTTGATAAGACCAATAGAGAAAGTGTTATAGAATTCTCTGTATCCATCTTCCAAAATCTCTTGAAGACCTGGTCCTTGGTTTACAAAGTATCCTGTAGACTCGTCAATAACTGTAGAAGTACTTCTTTGATACATCAAGTGAAGTTCTTTTTCCATTTCAAATTCTTTGTTGAATTTAACCTCAGCAACTGAAGTAATATACATGTTACCTGTATTTTTCTTGCTCAATGCGTTAGCAATTCTTGTTTGGAAAGCTTGTTGGCTCTCACCTGCTTTTCTTCCTGCCAAGATCAACAAATCTGCCTCAGACAAGTTACCGTTCAATCTTCTTTGAGCAGCATCTCCTGTCATTTGGTATTGCTTTCTAAATCTTGTCAATCCAGAACGGAATTTAATTTTACCGATAGCGTCAACACTCATTGAACCACCTTTTACAGATGCCTCAGAATAAGTAGAGTGCATTTTCATTACTCTTGTTCCTGGTGTAAACAAACTGTTGTCAACAAACAAGTTTGGACTATCAGTCATCAATTTTACTGTGTACACTGTGAAAGAACCTTCTTTAACTGGAGCTTTACTTACACGCATGTTGAATTTTTTGCTGTCAGTGAATACTAATGTATCACCTTCTACAAATGTTCCAATGTCAAGTTTAATTCTAAACTCTCTTTGAGCAAGACCTTTTGTCAAGTTTCCTGGTTCAACGTCTTCAACGATAAGAGCTGGTCTGTATCCTGAAACCATGAATTCCCATTCTACTTTGTCACCTTCAATAGTGATAGTGTCAGAACCTTGTGCAAGTTCCAATAATGGTGCAGTACCGTCAAACAATGTTTTCATTGACGCTAATTGACCCATACCGCCTAATGCATCTACGTCTGTTTTAATCAAACCAGCAGCATATAGATTGTTTAAGTTGGTATAGTTCATACCCCAGTTACGATCACCTGTAATCGTAGGAGCTTTTATAATACCGAATTTACTTTGTGATAATTTCATGTTAATTTAATTTTATTTTTGAATATTTAATTTATGAATTCTAATTTAATTGTGTTGGGTTTTGTTTTTCCAGAAGCTCTTCTTAAACTTTCCGCCAACTTGCTTTTTTCTTTACTAGCCACTTCAATTTTATCTGACTTATCTGACAATCCTTCAAATATTTTGTAAGCTAATGCTACCATTTTTTCAGGATCAGAAAGATACTCATTTAATTTTTGTTTAAATCCTGTAGCTCTTCCTACAACCTCTCCCTTATCGTTTCTTATCTCTTGTGGAGAAAAGATAAAATCTTCAAAATTACTTTTTTGGTTTTTAGCAATAACTACATTATCACTCTTACCACTTTGAATAGTTTGTCTGATTTTATTTACACTCTTAATATACTCTTCTCTTTGTATACGAGCATATTCTTGCTGAGATTTGATAAGATCGTCTTCTTGTTTCTCTCTGAAAACTTTTAAATCAGCTTGAATCTTACTAGCTTGATTAAATAGCTTTCCTTTTTCTTTATACCCATCCAATAACGATTCTGCCTCTTCTTCTTCAAGATTCTTAACCGAAGTTAAATATGTCTTTACTAGAGCTGTAGCATTATCCTCGTCTTCAATGTCTACATCCACCCAATTTGTTTCTGCGTGTAAATTGATATAATCATCAATATTTCCGCCATGCTTTAAAAAGTTAAGAACACCATCCACTCTAGGATCATCTATTTTATATGAGCTTTTTACTAAATTTAGAGCTCTTTCATCTAAAGTAGCTTCATAAGCTTCAAACAAGGCATCTTCTGATCCATCCCAATCTTCTGGGAGATTTAAAAGGTTTTTCTCTTGTAATTCTGAAGCAAATATTTTTAAAGGATCTACTTCTGAATTTTCTTCGTCATCTTCGTCTGAAGACTCCTCATCTTCTTCTTTGGAAGAAGCAGCTTCTTTCTTCTTGTTTAAGATTGCTTGCTTCTCTTCTTCATTAAGATCAAGATCATCAATATTGTCTTCATCTATTAAATCAGGATTAACTAGGGAAGAGTCATGGTCTTCATCATCATCCTCTTTATTTGTTTCCTCTGTTTCGTTTATAGATTCTATTTTATCTGACAAATTGTTATCATCTAAAAGATCGTCATTGAATTCTATAATGTCAAAATCTAAATTGCTCTCTTGCATATTTGTTTGTTTTATGTGTGTGTAAAATAATTGTTTTGTACTGCAAAATTGAAAAAAAATTATTTTTTTATAAATTATTTTTTTCTTATAATAAAAAAATTAATTGGTGAGCTCAGTGTTTATAAGGGATTAATCTTTTTTACCTTTTTGTTTCATCATCTGAATTTCTGTTTCAATTTTTTTATTCTGAAGTTGTATCTGTGCTATTTTAGCATCATTAAGCTCTACGCTTGACTCATTTTCGTTTTTTTCCATCTGTAATTGAATCAAGTCGTTTGTTCCATCTTGGTCAATATCGTTTGCTCTTTCTAATCTCTGAGCATTCAACTCCGCAGACTTTAATGTTACAGCGTTTCTATCATCAGCTATTTGTTTCTGCATTTTCAATTCCTCTTGTTTAGCCTGAATCTGCATTTGTTGCATTTGCATTTGTTGCTCTTGTTGAGATTTTTGCATTTGCTCTTCTTTAGCTTCTTTTTGCTCTTGAATTCTAGCAATGACATTTTTAACTTCTGTAGCATTCTCTGTAGTGAGAATTTCTGTAGCCACTCTTAAATCTCCTCCACTATTTTGAATGATAGGTTGAATTAAGTTTTTCAATTGACTAATAATCTCTGTATCTCTTAATGTATTAGTAATAAATACTTTATAGTTATAATTTGCAAAATCTGCCACCTCTGTATTCAATGTAGCTATACTTAGATCAGAAAGAATATAAGAAGCCTTCAATGGATTTTCCTTATAGATTACTTTACAAATTTCAATATAGTTCTCAACGGTTCTTTCTTTTACATAATTATGCATGTAGAACCATTTCTCAGTTTGATTAGAGGACTGTATAATACTTTGTTGGTTATTACCTATAGACTCATACGGAGATTGCTGTCCTAGTCTACCAGGGTTATAACTCATAGACTGTGCCATTTTTTTCTCAATATACTCTAATAATTGTATTTTTTGATTTATTTCTTGTGCATGAGATAGGTTGATAGATTTCCAATAGTTAGGATCTACACCCATATTTCTTAAATCGCCTTCTTTAGAAGCACTAATTAAAGCCACCTTGAATTTCTTAATATAAGTCATCCACTGTGTAGGAGTCATTTCTTTTGGAATCTGTTCTTGTAATCCTAGCAATACATTACCTATATCGGTCTTCATCAATTCAATAATTTGATTGATAACTACATTATACAAGAACTGCCAAGGTTTTCCTAAGTCAGCAATTGCTATAGGAGCTGAGTTTCTTGCCGAATAAACAGAGCCTGTATAAGGACCTCTAATTTGAAAAGGGTTGTCAACGTCTCTATATTGATTAGGAATAGGTTCAACTTTTATATAAATCTTTGGATTGGTGAATATTTTATATCCATGCCAGAATTCAGGTATCCATAGAATTTCTTGCTTAACGTCTGTTTCTTTATTAAAAACATAAGTTTCATCAGCAATAGTTTTTTCTAGGGTACCATTTTCATTTAACCTAAAGATATATTTAATTTTTTTCAAAGACTTCCAAACAACATGCGTTACTCTTAGTCTTCTAATTTTAAAATTATCCGTGTAATTATCTTCCCAAGGATCTACCCAGCTAGGAGTAGCTTCGGAATCTGTAGGATTCATAATAGCGTTAGGAATAATTTCCCACACCTTAGAATCTGAAGGAGAGTTTAATGTAGACTCATATTTGTCAAAAACTTCTCTCTCTTCTTCGGTAATTATATTGCCAAATTTTTGATATATCTCGTAAATAGATAGATACTCGTCATAAGTACACCAGTCTGCTTCATCCAAGAAGTCAACATCTTTTGATTTAGCATAGTTGAAATACAAAGGATTACAAGCTCTGATAGTAGGTCTACCATTTAACTCTCCTGTCCAATATACTTCTTCTCCTGTAATAATTACATCTTTCCAGCCTTTATCAAAAACTAATTTAATTCTGTCTGTACGAATATGATATTGTAGTAACTCATCGGTAAGCTTTTCTTCAGGAAGTTTAAATCCTTTAGCCATGTAAGTTTCTACCTCCACTGGTGTCATTTTATTAATGGTTTCCTCGAGCTGTGCATCTAGATTGGCAGTAATTTCTTGTAGCTTCTCTAAATACTGAGGGTCCATTGACGGGTCCATCTGGGCTTTTATTTCTTCCAATCTTTTTTGATTGGCTGCTTTTGCTTTTAAAAGTAATTCTTGTCTTACAATCTTTGAAGTATTCTCAATTAAAAGCTCTCTACGCTTTCTTTGTCTAACTGACTCACTTGTAGAGTTTGTACTAACCACTCTAATATTAAAAGGTCTTTTGATTTCCTCTCCTTCTAGATCGTGTAATACGTTTTGTAATATAGGGAAATGTATAAAATCACTTTGGTTAATCTCAATTTCTGGAATATCCATTCCTAATTCATTCTCAATTATATTCCCTGTATTTATATAACTAGTAAAATCCATTCTACCGTTATATAGTTCGTAGTTTATCTTGAATTTTTCTTTTCTCTCGTTATAATAGTTGTATTGATTGCATAGGTAATCCATTCTCTGCCTTGCCCAGGCATAGTTATCGGCTATTTTTTTCTTATAACTTAGCCTATCACTTCCAGGCATGTTTAAGAATTGTGCGGTTAAACTATCGTTTATTACCATTTTTAGTTTATTTAAAAAAACAAAATTAATTAAAAATTATTTTTTTATAAAATTTATTTTTAATACTTTAATAAGTTGGTGTTTTTTAATTGATTATTATATAAGTCTTTATAAAAATCATTTGAAGTTTTTTTCACAATGTCCTCAGACTCTTTTATAACCATTTCTTTATCTTGCTCTAGCCAAAGCATTAATAAGAGGAAAGCAGACACACGGTCAAAGTTTCCCTTATCATTGTATTGTATAAGCTCTTCTAGTAGTAAATCATCCTTAATAGTATTTAAGTTTCTCACCACTATTTCTCTCTTGGTGCCATCTTCTAGCTCTTCTACATATTTTTTCTTCTCCTCCAACAACCATTGTTGTGCCAATCTTAGAGCGTATTGCTTTAGAGGATTTGTCATAGGGACTCCTACGTCATATTTTAGGGTGGGGTCCTTTATAGCTTTCTCAATTATTTGCTTTGGTGTAAGGGCCAGTATATGATAGTTTCCTGTACGCATACAGTAATTCTTAAAGTCAATAATGTTGTTCTCAAACATTACCTCAGCGTTAAAGTATTTAGCCGCCAATACACAATTCAAATGTATTTCTTCAGGCATGTCATATCTTCCTACCCACCAAGCTACAAGTTCATTGCCGTTATTATCTAAGGTATTATTAGACTTATAAACATAAATTGCCGCTAATGAGGTACCTCCGCCTTCATCTCTAATGGGGTCATATACAATCTTAAAAAGATTTCTAGGTATAATTCCTGCAGGAGGATGCTCATAAAATTCCCAAGCACTTTTTAAATCTGACTTAGTGTCATGCGGGAATCTATCTATAGGCCTTAAATCAAAGTTAGGTTTAAATTTGACTCCTGTAATAAAATCAGGGTCTTCCACAAGGCTTCCCACTGTTCTTAAATGTTTTTTAAACTGGTATCTATCATTAGAAGCTTGTTGCTCTCTAAGCATAACAATAGGGAATTTATTACCTGTTTTTGATAGAAACATTTCAGAAGGCTTAATTGGCCTAGACATGATGTACTCATCATAAGCAGAAGTATTATTAGCTTGCTTCTTTTCTTCACGTCTCTCCATCTCAAATTTAAGAGACGTATCTACATCAGTATTACCATTTTCATCTTTATATGCTAAATTGGTGCTC